CCGCGCCCGACCGCACGAGCAGCAGCGGGCCCGCGCACCATGGCCGCGGTGAGCTCCCCCACGTGGTCAAGACGGTGAAGCACGGCGCGGTGGTCGCGGAGCCGGCCGAGCGCGAGGGGCCGAACGTGCGCACGCTGCGGTCCAGCTCGGCGCCCACCCGCTCGTTCACCGAGGCGCAGCGGCTGCGGCTGGCTAACGTGGACCGCTACGACCGCTACGACGACACCCCGCCCCCCGCGGGTGGCGAGCCGGCCAAGCCGGACGAGGTCGCTCCGGCCGCCGCCGGGAGCGAGCCCTCGACGGAGAAGCCCGCGGCCGCTCCCGGGGATCCCGCCAAGCCGGCGCCCGCCGCCGACCCCGACCTCGCGGCCCGCGCGCAGCGCCTGGCCGAGCACAACAAGCGCCTGGTGGCCGAGGTCGAGCAGCTGCGCGGCCGCGCCACCACCGACCCGGACGAGCGCCTGCAGGCCCTGGACGCCATCGAGCGCGACCTCACGACCAACGGCCTCGGCTCGATCCGCAAGCTCGTGGCGCTCAACATCGGCGCCAAGGACGCCGCGGCGCCCGAGGTCGATCGGGCCATGGCCGGGCTGTACGCCGAGTGGACGGCCGCCGAGCTCAAGGTCGAGATGGACCCGGCGCGCCGCGCTCTGCTGGAGAGCGAGCGCAACCGGCAGCTCATCGACCGCCACAAACGCCAGACCGAGGCCGAGGCGAAGGCGGCCGCGGAACGTTCAGCCGCAGAACGTCAGATCGTGCACGATGCCGAGGTTGGTCGCGAGCTCGACGGCCACCTCGTCGAGACCAAGCACAGCGAGCGGTTCCCGCTCATGATGAAGCACGCGAAGCGGTTCGACGGGCAGACGCCCGGCGCGCTGCTGTTCGCTGCCGTCCGCCGCGGCATCGCCGCCGGCGAGTTCCCGGACACCACCGACAACGAGACCCTGATTAACCACTACTCGAAGGAGATCGAGTCCCATTACAAGGACCTCCGCGACAGCCTTGCGGAGCCCGCAACCAGCACCGCAGCACCAGCTCCAGCCCCCGTTTCGACGACGGACAAGAAAGCGGACGCGACCGAGACCGGCGTCCGGACCATCACGAACGCGAGCGCGAGTGTCGCGCCGCCGGCGCCGCCGGCCAAGCCGACAACCCCAGCACCGACCGACAAGACGTCCCCGAAGAAGTGGCGCAACGAGACCGAGCGCCGTGCCCACCTGGCCAAACACTACTTCGGGGAAGACTGACGGTTCGACTGATCGCGGTGCTCCATCAAAGGAGCACGACACGTGACCGCTTTTACGATCGCAAATCAAGACGCCTTCCTCAAGGACGTCTACACCGACGCGAAGATCCTCGAACAGTCGTTCGGGGATAACCCGTTCCTTGGCTTCGTCCAGAAGTCCCGTGGGAAGACCGCGGGCGGGCGACGCTACATCCAGCCCGTCGAGTACGCGAACCCGAGCGGCGCCGGCGCCGATTACGGATTCGCGATGACCGACAGCACGGTCAGCAAGTACCTCGACTTCATCCTGTCCCGGATGAAGCAGTACCAGCGCATCCAGATTAACAACGAACTGCTCTACGCGACGGAGAAGAAGTCCGACGCGTTCGTCCAGGCGCTGAAGGAGTTCGACCGCGGGTTCAAGTCCCTCGGCGAGAAGATCGGGCGCAGGTTGTACCGGACCCAGGGCGGCGCGCTCGGCCAGCTGGCGCTCACCACGACGAACACCACGACCCTCCTGTTCTCGGATAACGCGGCCTGCTTCAACTTCACGGTCGACCAGGTCCTGCAGTTCTCGATCACGGATGGCTCTGGCTCGCTGCTCGACAGCGGTGACACCACGACCGTCACCGCGGTTGACGAGGAGAGCGGGACCGTCACGATCGCCGACAACCTCGGTACGAAGATCGCGGGCATCACGACCACGAGCTACGTCTTTCAGCGCGGCGACTACAACGCGTGCCTCTCCGGGCTCGCGGACTGGCTGCCGGGAGACAGCTCGACGCGCGCGACGCTGCTGGCGGCCGCGTTCAACAACATCACCCGGTCGGTCAACCCGGTCCGGCTCGGTGGCGTCTACCTCGACGGCCGCACGGTCGGCGACCTCGACGCGGTGATCATCAAGCTGGTTGCGAAGATCGTGAAGTACGGCGGCAAGACGTCGCACATCTTCGCGAACCCAGAGTCGATCTCGGACCTCGAGATCCTCTCGAACTCGAAGATCCGGATCCTCCGCGAGGTGACGACCAACATCGAGGGGCCGAATGGCGACCTCGCCATCGGCTTCAACGGCTACGTCGCGCTGTGCGGCGGCCGCAAGGTCGAGATCTACCCCGACCGCAACTGCCCCTCGAACCGGCTCTACGCGCTCCAGCTCGACACGTGGACCTTGTGGCACACGGGCGAGTGGATCAACTGGACCGGCGAGGCCGCGACCGGGATGCGCCTGCGTCCCTCGGAGAACGAGGACAGCGTCGAGGCCCGGCTCGGCAGCTACCAGAACCTCGGGTGCTCGGCGCCCGGATGGAACGGCGTCGCCCAGATCCAGGCGAGCTCGTGAGGTGAACCCATGGCGGCATCCACCCTACCCAACGGCGAACGGCGCCCGCTCAATGTGGCGCACGAGGCGTACGCGCTCGACGTGTTCGCCAAGCTCACCGGCGGCGGGGTCGGCACCGACCTCGTCAACGCCGACTCCAGCAACCGCGGCAGCGGCGAGATCGTGTCGGCCGTGTGGTCATCCACCGGCACGTACACGGTCACGTTCCGTCACGCGTACCCGGCGCTGCTCTGGGCACCCCAGTGCTCCTTCGTCGGTTCCAATCTCGACTTCAACATGATCGCTTCGGCGATCGACGTCAGCGCCAGCTCCGCGACCTTCGTGTTCGGGGTCGGCACCACGCCGACCGACGTCGCCACCACCACCACCGTCTACGTCCGCTGGACCGTCCTGTCGGTCAACAAGCGGTGATCAGGAGATTACAATGCTCAGCACTGCACAAGCACAGCAGGTCGGCAACTTCGACACGTCGACCATCAACGCCCTCACCGTCGCGCTCGCGGGCGGCATCGACGCGGTCTCCGCGGCCGGCGCCTGCGACCTGACCAAGTACGTCACCGAGCTGACTGTCTCGGGGACCAAGGCGTACACGCTCGCGGCCCCGACCGTCGCGGGGCAGAAGAAGCGGATCGTCTGCGTGTCCGCGGCCTCGACGCCGCTCGGCACCGTGACGATCTCCAGCCCCGACGACACCGCGGGCTTCGTCTGCTCGACCACGTTCACGTTCACGGACGTGGGCCAGGCCATCGAGCTCCAGGCGACCAGCGGCCTGAAGTGGCGCTGCGTGCGCGTCCAGCGGGCTGGCGGCGTCGCGGATGCGGTCGTGGTCGGTACCACGGCCCTGACCGGGCTCAACCTGTGGGTCCGGTACTGTCTCTCTGTCACCGGCACCGTGTCGTCCACCGGCGCCAACGCCTTGCCGAACGGTTCGGCGGTCGGCGAGCGCTGCATCATCACCTGCTCGACGGCGGCGCTCTCTCCGATCGGCTCGATCGACGGCGCGTTCAAGGGGATGATCAACGAGACGTACACCCACCTCGGTGCGATCGGCGTGGTCGCGTCGGCCACCGTGGTCGGCGACTGCGCCGTGCTCGAGTGGACCGGCTCGGCGTGGAGCGTGATCTACCAGAACGGCTGCACGCTGTCGTGAAGCTGACGGTGACTGGACGCGCGCACGAGTTGACGCGGCAGTGGGCCGCGGCGCTCGATGGCGTCATCGTCCGGCACCCCAACCGGGGCATCACCCCGCTGTTTACGCTGGATGATGCCCCGGCTCCCAATCTCCACTTCGAGCTCGACACGAACCCGAGCTCGGACGCCGACGAGGTGATCGCGCCGTTTCGCATCACCAACGTGCGGCTGACCTACTTCCCCGGCGTGCGCGCGGCGCGAGCGTGGCTCGCTGCGGCCTGGGGGTGCTTCCTGCAACACGAGGCGCTCGAGCTCGTGACCGTGGGCGACCTGCGGACGCGCGTGCTCGACCCGCACGCGACCCGCGCGACCCTCGACTACGTGTTCCACACCGGGCTGCCGTTCACGCTCACCCCGGAGTCACTGCTCGCAGCGCTGGCCACGGCGATTCCGCGCGGCGACGCGGTGGCCCTGATGGAGGACTCGCTCCGATGACGAAGACGCTCGCCGAGATCACCTCGATCATCCGCTTCCGTGGCGACATGCGCAACACGGTCCGATTCCCCGACGCGAACATCGCCACGGAGGCGCAAGCGGCGTTCGCGGAGGGCTACGAGCTGGTCGTGCAGCAGAACGAGGGGTTCTACGACACGACCGCGAACGTCACCACGTCGGCCAACACCGCGTTCGTCGCGCTACCCGCGGGCCCGCCGGTCTGCTGGATCGTGCGTGCGATCGATCGGCTCGAGGGCACCGACTACGTCCCGGTGCCGCGCATCGGCGTGAAGGACCGCAACAAGTACGGCTCGACGACGGGCAAGCCGGTGGCCCACCGCCTCACCGCGCGCGGCATCGACCTCTACCCCACGCCCGATGCGGTCTACACGCTGCGGGTGACCTACACTCCGGTGGCGCCGACGCTCGATACCACCGCGAGGGAGTTCTACAACAGCTGGGAGGAGTACACGGTGTTCGGGGCGCTGGTTCGCCTGTACGACAATCAGGGCCGCGACTCGTCGGTCTGGCAGAAGCAGCTCGCCGCGCAGGCCGACCGCATCCGCCGCGGCGCCGACCAGCGCGACGCCTCGGGCCCCGAGTACCTGAACCTCCGCGAGGGCTGGTCGAACGAAGATGCGGACGACGTCGACCGTTGGCGGCCGGGGTTCTGATGGCCGGGCGCGCGGTCTCGTCCCCGCCGCTGGTCGCCGCGGCGTCGCTGGGCTCGACGAACGCGCCCGCTACGGATCGCGTCATGCAGCAGGCGGAGGACGCGCTGGAGACCCTGCAGGGCCAAGCGCGTGCGGCGATCGCGACCAGCGCGGCGCTCGACACCCGGGTGACGGCGCTCGAAGGCGAGGTCACCGGCCGGCTGCTCGCGGTCCAGATC